AGTTCCCGAGAAGTCCATGTAATACCATTTGTTTGCGTTGGTGCATGACGGCCGACCGCATGGAGAGTTATACCACGAGTAGCCTGCAAGTCCTACTTGAACAGCCAAATCGCACCCACTTCCACAACACTGAATGGCAGAGGAAGTTGAGAGACGAGGCGTGGCTGTGCTTCCGTGCAGCTGAATAAAGGGTGGAAGCGAGTTCGTTCCGTAAATCGCAAACGCAATCTGCTTGACTTTCAGACCTGTAGCTCCAGGGGGCAGAGACTGTGAGAGACCTACATTGAGAGCACCTGAATCCGAACCACAGCCGAGACCGGACGCACTAAATCCGTTCCAGTCGTATCCCATAGTTTGTGCTCTGGCTCCTGCGAACGCCAGCACACCCATCAATAAATGCAGCATTTGTATTTACACGACTTTTTGGTCTTAGGTTCGCATTTACAGAATATTTGCCAAGTAGTAACAAAATGTCAGACCCTGTCCCCGCATCTCAAGTTGAAACTGTTACGGGAGTTGCTACACCCGTAACGGTTGAGGCACCAGTCCCAGTCCCAGTCCCGGCCGCTGTCTCCGCGGTAGATTTTGGCGATCATGGTGCCCTCCTTAAGTTTGCACTTGCGAAGATTGTCGAGGTAGAGCTACAGGCTGATGTGGCTCTGGATGACAAGATCAAGCAGGTTGTTGATGCCCTCAAAGCCGAGATCCGCAAGGCCGATCTACCCCCTTCTGTTCGTGTGGCTGCACTTGATTGGTGCGATGATGCGCTTCCCTACGTCATTAAGGCTGTAGATATGATTCAGGCTGAACTCAAGAAGGTTGCGGTAACCGAGATCGCTAAAGCACAAGAAGTTGTGGTGGCAGAAGTCAAGAAGTGCTGCCCCAGCTTTTTCACGAAGAAGGTATAAATAAGCATGTCGTGCTCAGCTCAGGACGGTGGCAGTGGAATCGCACAAATAGCTGCAAATCATGTTCCAATAATGGGAGGACGCACGATTCGTCGGCGGGCTTACACAACTAAACGCGGTGTTCATGTTCGCTCAGCTCGTGTTCGCGATATGGGTGCTCCCGGAAAGTGGTCTGCCAAGCATGGTCCTGGGATTGGTCCTTTAAAAGAGGGCAAGCTAGTTCGTCTAGGTTACTCCGCCACAAAAGGTAAAACTGCTCGGCATCGTGCATTAAAAAAAGCAGTTAAGCGATATGGCACGCTTTCAACTTTCCGTAAGCTGAATGCGGCTGCTACATACACAAAGCGTACTTCCAAGGGTCGGTCTCGTACATTTAAGGCCGATCGCAATTGGGTAAAGAAATCCTTTATGTAAATATAAATGGACTGGGTTTCACCAATACTATCCGCTCTACTATTCGTAGCATTCGTCCCAGGAGTGCTTTTGACTCTGCCTTCTCGCAGTGCTTCTCGTAATACTATTCTACTAGTTCATGCCGTCGTATTTACTGTTGTAACTTCAGTAGTTATGCGTTTCTACTGGTTCAATATCCGCGGGTATGTCGAGACATTCGGTAATTTCGGACCAACTTGCCCCAACGGATATGCCATGCAGCCTGATCAGACATGTGTTCCTGTTGGACATGCCACTTACCCGGCTTCATCCGCACCAAAATCAAAAACTGAGTAAATACAAATGTGGATGAAAGCTCTACTTATTTTAGCAGTTGTTTTACTTGTAGCTCACTTTTCAGGAGTATTTGAGGGATTTATGAATCCTGATTCTCGTATCATTCACGGATGCCCGCCAGGATATCGTCAGTGCGGTACCGGAGATTGTGTACTCACAACAGATAAGCATGCGCCTTGCCCAGGTAAAGCCGATGCTTACTGAACACCAAACTTATTACAAAATCTTAAAATACAACATTGGGATGGAAATCCGCCACAATGTTATTTTTTTGAATTACGGTTTGTTATGAATATACTTACCAACCTGGTGCATCGGGAACCTCGGCGTGGCGTTCTAGGTAAGTCTTTTTCATATGTTCGGGCACAAAGTACATGCGCACAATCGCATCTACGGTATTAATATCAAACTTCTTGCACGAGAATACATCAAGGTATAAATCATTCGTTTCTTCTACAAAATGTCCAGTAATATTTGAGGTCTCAATGAGTTGTACGAGTGTATAACCTTTCTTATTTCCTGACCCAAACATGACAATCTGGGGCTTGCCATACGGCACCATTTCAATTCGTTCAACTAAGGTCTTTGAAAAGCGTTCGATATTATTGGCACAACGAATATTTTGAGGCATACAACGGGCGGCATCTATAATAAGATGATAACCCCACCGGCTGACAGTCATTGATATGTTCTTGATGAAGAAAATAATGTGAAAGCCTTTTTAAACACTTCGAATAAATTCCCATTTCAAATAATCGCAAATTTTTGCCCATATTTGGTCGTGAGCAATCAGACGATCGCGACTCTTCAGGAGTGGAAAGTATACTTTGTACTCATCCAGTTCTAACAATTCAAAGAACTTATAAAGAATATAAGAATACGATAAAAAATTAGTACGATCGTCAGGACAGTAAATCAAAAAGGGTGCCTGGATTTCCTGGAACATAGCCCTTATTTTTTCTTCGATTTCAGGAGTAATTGTAGGGGGAGGGTTACCATTAAGTCTAGAAATGATATGAGTAGCGTGCTCATAATACTTTGATCTATTCAGCTTCTTTAAGATTTCGCGCATATCCTTTTCCGTAAGTTCAGCCACGTTCTGAATACGACGCTTCTTGATTTCCAGAACAACTTCGTTCATCACTTCATTTGGAATAATCGTAGACTCCTTCGCCTGAAATTGGTTGAGGATTTCGTTCAAGTGATTGATCTTCTTGTAAGCGTAATTATTACGCTCTTTCGGCGGATCTCGGAAACTCGGGAAATCGGAAACCACTAACATATACTCTTCCGATCCACAGTTAGGACATACTAAAATTCCCTCTTCCGACACTTCTTCGCGAGAAATGTTACATCGTTCACAATGTTCTACAACTGCTTGTTTTACATCTACTGCTTCACCAGTATTCATCTTCATTCGTGAAACATATTCATCATATAATTTCTTTTTGGATGGAGCAGCAGTTTCATTCGACTGGGCTAAATACTTTACGAAAGTGTTGGCATCAGAAGGTAAGCATGTTGTACTTTGAACCTTTTCTCCCGATCCATAATACTTTAAGATAATATCCGCATTTTTAAGATAATATTCTTCTAATTGATTTTCATTTTCTAATCGTTCTGATAAATTTTGTGTTTCTTTACGAAGTTTTGAACCTTTTAAAATATCCTCTAATTTCGAAGATGTTTCTAACCGTTCTAGTTCTTTCGTGTTTTCTTCTACCTTCTTCTCTAATTCCTCAACATTTGTTGTTTCTTCCTTGATAGTGGAAACAACAGACTGGTGGATAGAATCCAAAGTTCCGGAAATAGTATCCGACTTCTTTGTTCGAATATCTCTGGACTTCTTAATTCGAAAAACATTGTCCATTTGTAAACTTCAAATTTACTCTCTTAAAACTCTACTTCCATAGTAAAAAAGCTAATGCCACTCCTGCCACAATTGTTGGAATGAACGCACTTGGACCCTGATTTTCAAATGATTCTGAAGATGCTATGCATTGAGACACATCTACTTGCTGACACTCGTTTGCATCAAAATCTGGACTGAGAGATGTTGTCAAGAAACGAGCAGCTGCTCCGTCTGTGACTGTGCACTTATAACATTCGCACGCAGGAGAAGCATCTGCCATCAAAGAATTCATGAGATACAAAGGATTCAAACTTTCAATATCTCCAATCACGCCTGGAATTAAACCCTGGATTCCTGATCCAAGCTCTGACATTCCTTGAGGTAGTAAATCACCTACACTCGGCTTGTTATTGACATAATTATAGCGCGGCTGTAAAGAACCATCGGGGGCAGTACAAGTCCCGCCAGTATTCACAAAATACTGGTTGCCTAAAGGCGGATCACCTTCAATTAGAGCAGACACATACGTTCCAATTCCTTCCATATTCGTTCCAAGCTGACTAAATGATCCATCGGTTCCAATACCTAAGGAAGAAGGTGCAGGAATATTATCGGCATAGCTGTACGATGGTCCTAATAAGTCTGTTTCGACATTAGATGCGCCATTTTCAATGTCAGCCCAAAGTGAGTTTTTTCCCAGATCTCCCATTAATTTGTTGCGTGATTTTTAATGTAATCATTTTTAATGTACTCAATAACTTGCTCTTTATAAGTCGAATTAGTGAGGGCACATGGTCTTTGTTTAAGGATATTATCTGACGCGAGTTTGAATGAATAGTTAAACTTTTTACATACGAAAAGCAGAGCCAAGAATCCTGATCGATTAATTCCGCACTGACAGTGAATATAAATATTCCCTACCACAGAATCTCGCAAATACTTATTGATTGTTTCTTCGAATTTAGGGTACCATTTACGAATATCTTCCTCATGGCTATCTAGAGCTTCGAGACACATATAATTTTGAGGATGCTTTTCGCGAAACCAACTTGGGCTATCTTTATCAAAAGCGCAATTAATAACATGAGTTATGTTATGATGCTTTACAAATCCGGGGGTGAGGTACATTCCCGGTCCAAACATGATATTTGTATGAAGTTTAGCAGGTGGATCAATTTGCCATCCTTTTGATCGACGGCGAAAGGAGAACCACTCCATTACTAGTTGAAAACGAATCTGTTTT